CAGGGTGTCTTTAAACGACCCCGGCATCGAGATGTCGTGCTGTACATCCTCAATGCCTATACCGTTCACGCCTACCGTGACGATACCTTTCTCCGTTACATCAATCGCCTTCGTTTCGTACTGAAGACTCTTCATCGTTTCCGTCATCTTCTCCTGTTGAGGGTTTAGAGTTAATACTGTTGTTAATTATCTTATTCACCGTGTCAAGCTCTTCGGGCGTCATCTGAAACTTCAGTTTGCCGAAAAGCGGTATCTCCTCCGCCAGCTGGCTCTCGTGCATCTGAGCCCGCACGTCGTCGAGCGTCAGCAGTCCCGCATTGAACTGCGACATACAGCGCGTGAAGCGGAGCGTGCGTACCTCTTCGAGTTCCTTCAGTCCCGTTTGCAGACAGTCCACGTCGTCGAAGTTGCAGTCTATGTAGATGCCTTTCTCCTCGAGTCCGAGGAAGCGACTCACGTCCCGACAAAACTGTTTGGCCATCGGGATGATTACAGACGTGTACACATCCTTCTGCGCCCCAATCTGATTGGCATACGTGCTCTTGTCCTTGCGCGGCACGAGGTCGGCGGGGATGCTGAACACACCGGCAATCTTGATGGCGTCCTCCAACGTTTCCTCGAAAGGTTGAAGCTCCGAGATGCTGAGGTTCGTGCGAACAAACGAGATGGGAACATCCGTCACTCCGTACGGCATCTTGCCCCCCGTCACTCCGTAGTTGCGGTCAATCTCTTCGCGCAGCTCCTTCTTCTCGTCGGGTTCGAGTGCCACCGTCCCCGTTTGGTCGCTCTTGTTCGATACGATGAAGCCGAGTCCGCCGCGCTTGACGTATATCACGTTTCGCGCCTCGTAGACGGCTATCAGGTTCGAGATGGGTTTCAACACCGACATAAGTCGGCTCTTGGCTTTCATGAAGCCCGGACCTTTCATGATTCCCGGCTCGCCGTCGCGGTCGTGCCATATCTGAAAATGAGGTATCAACAGATTCTGATATTCACCGATGCCGAGCGTATAGCCCTTGATAAGCTCCTCCTTGGCGGCGATACCGAACACCGGCACTCCGTAGCTGTACTCCACAGCCTCAACCGTGACAAGGTCGGACGGCAGCTCCCAATAGTTCTCGCACCATTGGCAGATCAGAGCGCTGTCGGTTATCGTTTCGGGCATCGCGGCTCGCATGAAGGCGTTGCCTGTGACGAGCTTGTTGACGAAATGCTGATACACCAACTCGCGCCATGTCATCACCGGATTCGGCTGTTGCAGAATCAGTGACAGATTGCGTCTGTCACACCATACGATGCTGTCATCCTTTACGCGCTTGAGGTCGTAGTGACCCTCGCTGATGCGCTTGGCGATGTAGTCTATCGGCCAGAACACCTCGGGAACCGTGCGGAACAGCTCCATGAAATTATTGCCGCAGTTCTTCGGCTGCACAAGGCTGTCAATCTCGGCATACAACTGCTGTGCACGCCATCCGTCGACAACGCTTGTCGTCACGGCAGGGAGGCTCGACACATCGACTGCGCCGACCCGCTCCGCCGCGGCGGACTTTCTGCTGAAGAGTTTGTCTAATAATTTCATACGTTGCTCTAAGATTTTGAGCAAAAAAAAATCCGATTTCCCGACCGTCGTCAAAACAGCCGAAAAACCGAATTTCAAACACGCCCCGAAAAGCGAGTCAACAATCAATAAAACAATAACTTACACAGCCAACGGCACGGAAAACGATTTTGCAACGAACTGCGCGAAACCGCTCAGTACGGCACTCGCCTCGTAACACTCGCTGCTCTTGTTGTAGTCGAGCAGGTTGGTCATGAACTGTGCATACTCGTCGTCCTCCTCTATCTTCGATGCGTTGAACAGCACGGTGTTTCTCACGTAGTCGGACGTTGCCGCAATGCGTCTGTCGAGGTCGCCGCACTCCTGCATCACGCGCACACCCGAGAGCTCCTTGCGCAACTCCCGAATGAAAGCATAGTACGACTGCGGGCACTCGATGATGGTGCGCTCGCTCCCGGTGCCGACAAGCACAGACTTAATCTCTTCCGTCGACGAGGTCTCGCGAAACGCCGCATCCACGATGTGCCACTTGTCGCCGCACCGCTTGCCGTGAACCATGACGAACAAGCCGTTGACATACGGCATGGCAAACACCACCTCGTTGTCATACGCGCACTGTGTGTCGGGGTTGAAGAAGCTGACGGCTCCGTCACGCGCATAGAGGTTCCGTTTGCGCCGGTTGCTGAACAGCGCGAACTCGTCCTTCATCACGTCGCACACCACATAGCGGAACGTATCGCTGAGGTGTCCGTGCTCCTCATAGCTCTGCATCGTCACCTTGTTCTTCACCTTCGTTTTCAGAATGGCTCCGTTGACGTCCTTCTGCACGCAGAGGTAGTCGTCAATCGACGTGGAACAGTTCTCGTCTATCTCGATGCGGTATCCTGCAACGATGCCGTCGAACACCGCATTGATGAACTCGCCCGACATCGGTACGCTCGGATTCTTGCGCCCCACACAGTCCTCAACTTCGACGCCCTCTTTCTGCAACGTATCAATGAAGAGGTCGAGGAAAGACCGCTTCTCTTCGTCAATGGTGTTGGCGGCTCGCGTCGAGGCGTCGCCGTGCAGGAATATCTTGTCCCGACAGCCCATGTCGGCAAGACGCTTGGCAACGAGGCGGGCCGACTTCCTGACGGTATTGTCGGGCGTCTCACCTATCGTTTCGCCTATCTGCCTCAGCGTTATGCCGTCGTCGGTGCTGACCTGCCAATACGTTACGGAGATGTAAGGCAGCACGTTGTTGTCGACCGAAACGTGTACAGGCAGACTCGCATCATAGGCGCACTTGTGACAGTGCATGCCGCGGTTGAACGATGCAAAGAACTCGGAGCCGCTTCGGATGATACCCCACTCGCCCAAGGCGTAGACGTTGTAATAGTCGGGGTCGTGCAGTCGGTCGTGCTCGAAGGTGGCGATACACTGCTCGTCGTAATAGCCGTAGGTGCCGTCGGGCGAGCCGACCACCCAAAAGTTGTTCAGGTAGGTCGTCTGTATGACAAGCGTATCCGGGGCGTGCGTCTCTATCTCGCCCGTCCTCGGATTCATCAGACTCTTCTCGCTGTTCATGCGGATGGACTTGACCTTGGTCAGTGCAGGGTCAAGCGTGCGGCCGTTGAGTACAACCTCCATCGGCAGCTCGTTCCACTTCTCGACATCAAATACTTTCTTCTTAATCCAATGCGTTTCATTAATCGGGTTGAAGGTGGTGATTATCTGTTGGCCGTGTTTGCCGCGAAGACGCAGACGCACCTGCTTGTAGTCTTCGTGCTCAAATTCCGACCACTCATCGAGCACCACACGTTTGTAGTTGGAGATACCCTTCAGTTTTTCAGGGTCGTCAAGACCGCCGAAGTCTATCTTCGCCCCGCTGAAAGAGATTATCTGCCTGACACCGTCCTTGAACTTGAACATATCGAATATGCCCAGCTGACGCGCCGCCACCTTGAAGTCCTCGTAGATGCTCTTGTTGATGCTCGCCCCGACCTTGCGCATCACGAGCGAGTTTTCTCCGTCATACAGCGTATACAACAGCACGAGTTGCGCCACGCTGTAAGACTTACCCGACGACGAGCCTCCGTACAGTATTATCAGACGTATCGAGGGGTCGTTCATCCACTTCATCAGATGGAAGCCCAAAGGGTTCAGCTTCTTTTTATTCACATCCATACTCTAAGGTGTTTTCGTGACATTTTGCCACAATTCTCACTATACGCCCACGGAGCGGACTTTACATTTTGCCACCGTTTTTCCTATAATGACAAATTGCTATTCCTCCTCGTCGTCATATCCGATACGAAGCTCGCCTATCCAATTGCGCTTCGAGTTCACGTTGATGTCCTTTGCCGACGCATACCCGAGCACCTCTATCAGGCGCTTCTTGGCCGCATCCTTATCCACATCGGGCACCATGCGTTTGCCCCTCTGCACGAACTTCAGAAACTTGCGAATGTGCTTCGGAATCTCGTGCAGATAGCGCATTCTCCACGTGTGCGTTTTCTCGTCCTCAATCCACAGCTCCAAAGGGTCGAGATTGACGATGCTAACATCCTCACTCACAAGCTCCTCGCGCGTGATGGTAACCAGCTTCGCACGCTCCTCTCTTAATGCCTCTATCCTTGCTATTACCTTGCTATCATTATACAGTCTCGAGGCGTTCGCCCAATGGGTCTCGGAACGCGCATCGCTCTTGCAGTTGTAGGCCCT